AGTAATAGCCTGACTAGGTGAAACGCTATCATCATACACCATTGCATCATTATTATCTAATATATTTTCTATATCTTCAAATAGTAATGCGAGTTCTTCTTGGGCATCGTCTTCATTTTTAACATATGCCCTAATTTTTAATGTTAAAAATCTCCATTTAAAGCTGCCAGGTTGATACTCACGAGTTTCGTCCCCTGCAACTACACATACTTTTGGATATTGTTCTATTTCGTCCAAAAATACCATGTTCGCTTTTACGTTTTGAAAAAGATTTATACTATATGGGTGTGAGCCATCTATTTCTTTTAGTTTTTCAACTAAAGCATCTACAATCTTTTTTCTTTTTGTTCTATATATTGCCATTAAAACTTCCTAAGTGTAAACTTAGAAGCAACTTCTGCAGTAGCCAACTCTCTTATTGCACGACTAATAACTGGTTTAGGGTTATATCCTGAAGGCCATCTACTGCTGTTTTCAAAAGTTTCATATGGAGAGTACTGGTAAGAGTACTGTCCAACTACTGTTTTTGGCCCACGTGTTAAAGTTTCTAATCTCACACTATTTTGAAACGTACCTGATCTTTCTTCAAGAAAAGGTCTTCCCATCTCTTGCGCCATCTTTGCTGGCAACTCTGCATTAATTTTTGTTCTTAATAAATTTAAATCTCTTTGTTGTTTAGGATTTCTTCTTTTTGTTCTTGATCCTATTGCTGATCTTGCAACTATTCCTCTTAAAGCTGTTTCTGCTTGTCTTGCTTTTGCATCTGCTTCTGCTTTTCTTCTCTGTGCTTTTGTTCTAAATTTTCTTGGTTTAACTCTTGTTTTTTTACTACTATTTGATCGTTGTGCTTTTGCTTTTCTTTGTAAAAAACTGGCTTCTAACTGATCTAAAAGTGCTTTGTCTATTCTCTCTGAGCCTTCTATTTGCATACTAGACTCTATAATCTTCATCATATCTTTTTCAGTGTCAGCAAATAGCTTTCTATTGGAGGATTCAATAGCCCTTCTCATTTGACCGATTTGTTTTTGACCTATACCGCCTTTCTGTCCACCTTTTATATCTTGGTTGAACTCTGGTGTAGTAAGTCTATAAACAGCGTCGGCTTGCCCGTCCAAGGCGTCTATATATTTTTGTTTATCTAATTGTACTGTTCCAGCTTCCTCTAACTCTTTAATAATTTCATCTATTGAAGAGGGCTGTTTAGCATTAGTATTTATATATATTTCTAATCTTTCTGCAACTGCTAAAACTTTTCTTAATGCATTTGCTGCTACTTTCATATTCTGTGCGGGTGATCGTTTTGGATTACCGCCACCAAAACCGGGAATTCCTCCCATTTTTGATCCTTCTACTCGTGAAAGCGCTCTTTGAGAATATACGTCCATCTCTGCAGCAACATCAGGATCAACAGTTGCTTCTTCTGCAGCTCTAGCTCCTCCATCTAAAAGATTTATTGTTAAAGCTATTCTACTATTAACATAAGTTATATCATTATGATCTATATCTCTACCTCTTCTAATTCTTGTATCAATCTGATCTAACAATCTTTTTACACTTTCTTTATCTCTACTCTCTAAAGAATTCATTCCTTTTTGTATTTCTTCTTTTTGAAAATCTTGTAGATTAACAAAATAATCATCTAATGTATCAAAGTTTCCTTGAATTAATTCGTCAAACTTAGCACTTAAATCTATACCTGCCTTTTCTTGACTTCTTCCATAACTTTCAATAAGGCTTCGTGATATATCTTCCCACTTACTACCGCCTTGAAGTGGAGCTGATTCAATAATAGTTTGAAAAGGTAATTTTACCGCCATTATTTGTAAACCTTATACATATCAAGTATTCTTTTGATATAGTCTGGGAAATCTATATTTCCTGGTATAGAACTACTAATTTGATTAGTAATTGTAGCTCCTGATATATTTAGTCTTTCTTTTCTTTCATCTTTTAAGTAGTATTTTACCAAATCAAAACATGCTAACTTAACGTCTGCTGGTGTAGAAGCATATCCTGCTCTATAAACTACTTTTACTGCTTTTCTTCCTTTCGGAAACATTTTGTCTGCTGTGTCTGTTGTTCTAAAAATTGTGTCGGACTCAAAGTCTACGACGTAATCATATTTTCCACTTGAATCTGAGTTTTCGCTTATTAATGTAACATAGCTATCAGCTTGTGAATCTCTTTCTTCTACTGATACTATGGAGACAAGTGGGCTCTCATCTAACATAACTGCATTTGTCATGTTGTCTTTTATATCAAAATATTCTGTTTTATTTGAACTGTAGTAGTCCAAAAATGATAAGCCACAGTATCTTTTTACTGCCTGACTTATTGATGGTATAATAACGTTAATCTTAGCATCTTCACTAAGTCCTGATATTCCAGCAAAATCTTTATACTGCTGTAAAGTTATTAAATTTGTTCCGCCTGTTATTACTGCCATCTCTTAAAAAGGTGGGGTTTAAGGAAACCCCACAGAACCATCGTAAAGCTATTAAGAAGCTTTGTACATGAAACCCCACTTAGAAGTTGCACCATCAATAAGATCAGTAAATCCTAATCTTTGTGAAGCCACTAGGACTCTTCTTTGGTTTGCTACTTCGTAGTCAGATTCAATTGTAACACCTCTCAATCTTGGTATTACATAGTTTCTTGGGTACACAGCGATAGCTGCGAACTTAGAAGTTGCAGGTGCAGCGAATTCATCACAAAGGATAACTCTTGAACCGAACACTTGTCCGATCTCACCTGATAGTTTTGTTGCCATGTCACCAACTAGGTTAGTGTCTTGGAACTCACCGTCTTCTAGTAGTTCAAAGTATGATCTTTGTGAAACTACAAAGACAACTTCATTTGGATTAACTCCATATTTACCCATATTCTTTCTCATTTCTAGAAGATCAGTAGCTACAATCTTATCAGAAGCAAAAGCTGTTCCTGATTGTGTGAAGTCTGAATCATTTCTAGCTAGGTGTAAAAGACCTTCAAAAGCTGCACCTGAAGTACCAAAAGCACCATCAGCATCGTCACCAGCTAAGATAGCATTTTCAATTGCTCTAGCGTGTGATCTTACCATTTGCTCCCTAATTAAAGGTAGAATTGGCATGATTGCATCTTCTTCAGTTTCATTACCTAAGTATGATTGTGAAATAAGTTTCTTAGTAGAAAGGGTTCTTTCTGTTAAATCAACACCGGCATAAGGTGAACCATATGCGTCCCCTCTTTCTTCTAAGTTACCGTGTGGTGATGAACCAGAAGCTGTTTGTGCAGAAGCAAATTCTGCGTAACCACTATCTGGTAGAATTGGTACGATCATGTTTGCTGAGCTCATTACGATCTCTCTAAACAATGGTGCCAGTACTAATTCATTTTGGATATCTCTTTCTACGTTTGTTGAAACGATTTGTTCAAAGTCAGCACTAGAAACTGCAACACCTGAGTGTTCGTTTACTTTGTTCATGACTGATTTTGCATAATCATTGTCCCAACCTTTGCCAGTTGCAACACCAGCAAATTTTGCATCAAGAATGTCTGACTCAAAAGCTTGTTTCCAATCTGAAGCACCTCTGTCAGAGAAAACCCTCTTGGATTCTCTCATTTTCATGATTTCTTCGGATTTTTCTGCCAACTTAGATTCAAGTTCCTTAACAACACCTTCAAAATCTTCGTGTTTTTCATTAACTCTACTTTCTAGGTCGGACATTAACTTTTCAGCGCCAGTCATTACTGATGTCACTATAGTTTTTTGCTCTTCCTGTTTTGCTTCTACAGCAGCCTTTTCTTCAGCCTCAACAGCTTGCTTTTCTTCAAGCTCTTTAGCTTCTTTGGCTTTCTGCTCTGCTTGAGACATTGCAAATTTAGCAGCAGTTTCACTTGCTACCTTCTGTGCAAATTCCTCAAGGTTGAAGCCTTCAGGAGTAACATTTTTTACATCTTCCGACATAATTTTCTCCTCTTGGGATTTCTCCCCACTTGGCTGCTTTACTTCAACAGCGTCTGCTATTTCAGTAGAGCCAGCCCTTAAAGACTCGTGAAATTTTCTGTAATCTGCTTCATTGTCAAAACTTTTTGCTAGTGAAAAAGTTGCTCCTTGATTACAAGGAACTGAGACAACAGATACTTCAAATAATTCTGCGTCCTTGATTTTATATCCGTCAGTTTCGGTCATATATTCGGCGTCCTTGACCTTGAAACCGACACTAAAGGCACCAAGGACTCCCTCTTTAACTAATTCTTTAACATCACCTGCAGATTTAGCAATTTTAGCATGAAGTTGTAAACCATCTTTGTCTACACTTATGCCTTTTGCTCTACCTATTGGTCTGTTATAGTCATGATTAAATAAGATGATTGGATTATTCATGTAGTTATCTAAACCACCGCTTTTTACCCAAGCATCATGTTCTATTATATCTCCTGCTCTGTCTAAAGCACTAGTACTAGCAGATCCTTTAATTTCAACACTTCCATCTTCTTGTTCTCCAAGATTTTTGAAAGTTGAAACAAAGTTAAAAATTTTATTACTCATCTTCTACTACCTTTTTCGCTACCT